CGTAAAAGATTTTAATTCAAAAGGATATGGTTCGACTTTTGTATCAAGTTTTAATTTCTTTTTAAACAGTCCGAACATTTACCTTTCCCCTTTTTAGTGCCTTGTAAGCGCCTTTGGTGCATTCGCCTAGTGTCTTTGTGCGTGCGTTGATAAATCTATGGTTAATTAGGTCAAGTCCTTCTGTTGCGTCTCTAGCCTTCTTTCGCATCGCTCTTAATTCTGATTTTCTACCCATAGTTAGCACGCCATAATTATATTGGTTTGTTTGATTAACGGCTGCAACGCGTATCGTATGCCGTCCATGTGGTGATTGTTGTCATCTACAATTGTTGGCAGTATATCACCTGTAATGCGGTCAACCTTGTAACTGTATAACCTAAACTCTTCTATTGTACGCTCACATCGGGGATGCACAATAATATTTTTGTAACTACGCATATGCTGCACACCATCTTCAACACTACCGGCCCATTTCTTGACTGATTGTATATTAGGTAATCCATTGCGCTTTAAGTAGCTAATTGATTCTGGCCTTGCACAGTCTGCGCGAATCACATAATTTTCAATGCCTGGTATATTGGATTTAATAAAGTGACTTGTGTCGTCAAGCTCTAGACCTACTTTGTTCGCTTCATGGCTTATGTATAAATTACCGTTAGCAACATAGCATCGGTTTGCAGTTGTCGGGTCTTGGCTAAATCCAAAGTCCATGCCGTGCAATATTTGCCAATCTTTGCTTGGCTCAAAGCTGTCAATCTTAACTTTACCCGCAAACACTTGCGCCTCACTGTTGGTAAGATACGCGCCTTCCCATATCCACGCATACATATTCGGGTCCATTCGCTCTTGTGCTGTAATACGCTGCTCTTTTAAAACTTCAGGTAGCATCGGATTATCGTAGTGATTCATCTGCACAAAGTGTGAGCGCGGTGCAACATGCTTTCTACATATTTTATCGGCTGTACTATTCTCGACTTTGGGATTGTATATTATCCAAATCTCAGAACGCGGCGCTCTTACAGTTGGCTCTAGGTCTATCCAGCTATGTGCTGGCATATCCTCGCCCTCTTCAATAATACATAGGTCAATCTGTGCCATTGATTTAATGCTTGATATGTTGTGGCGCAATCCTTTAAACACAAACTCTGTTCCGTTCTTGCCACGTATAAAACTCTCACCGACTTCATAATGTGCAGTTAACCAGGGTAATGATTTAATAGCATTGGCAAGCTCTGCAAACATTGATTCTTTTATGCTGACCTGCAATTCTCTTGTGCATAGTATACGCATAGGCTCACAATAACCCCAGACCGCCGCCATTAAAGCAAAAGAATAACTTTTACCGCTACCACGTCCACCGTATGCCCCGCGAAAACGTAACGCGCCTCTTGGCTTGGCAAATACCGGTATCAGCTTAGGTGGTAGTTTTATCTGCGCTACTGTCATCTAATGCCACTATTTGTATTTTGGTTATAGACTCGCCTAAACTTGTAACATCATTGTCAACTTTATCGTGATACCCATGACGCGCTAACATCAGCTTTGTAATAGCATAATTGTACTTGCTGCTTAATCCGCCGTTAATTAATTTAACCTCTTGCTCTGCGCTCATTTCTTCCATTATATCATTGAAAGGAGGATGCACTTTTCGCCATGCGTTAAGCGTAGCCCGGCAACATTTTAAGTATCTCGCTAACCCTGCTGTGGTTGGTACTTCTTGCCCTAGCTCTGCGTATAGACCGCCCACGTAATGCACTGCATTACTTAGCGTATCAGCGTTGTAAGTGGTGACAAATCCCAAGTAACCCTTGTTTACTACCGCCATGTTTTAGCCTTATTTTTATATAACTTGTATAACTGGTAATTATTATACACTACTTGTCAAGAGTTTAACAAAGACCTTTTAAATTACACGCATAAAAAAGCCCCGATTTTTATGTCGAGGCTAAAAAATAAGACCGCGTTACTGAACTTACTTTTTATCTAAATGCTTTTTAATGTCGCTCACATTAAATTTATAACTTTCTAAGTTAGGCAACCTACAATCATCACAAAGCCAACTGCGGCCGTTTGCATTACTCATAGGCTTATCGGTTGCGCTGCACTCAGAGCAAATCGGTGCGCTGTCGTTTGTCATTCTACACGCTCGAAAGTAACCCTAATCTTTGAGATTTTATCAGAGCAACTAAACTGAAAAGCTTCACCATTATCGGCATTTGTATCTAGCATTTCCATCGCTACGGCTGAGGCTGCTGTAAGTATTTCGGTTTTAAACTCGTTAACGCTTAGGTTGTTAGTTTCTGCGAATTGTTTCCAGTCTATCATAATTCTATACTCCTAATCTCTGGCATCATCTGCTTTTGCTGCATGTATTCCGTAACTAAATCTGTGGCAACAGATAATTCTTTATTTAGCCATAACAGCTTTGCTTGATCTTTTTGGTTTTTTACTGATAGCCAAGTGTAAGCCCAAATAAATTTGTTATCTTCTGCTATTAGTACGGCTACATCAGAAGACTCTATAATCAACGTACCGAAGTGCAGTTCTTTATTTGATAGTAGCGCATCGACACAAGTAGTAATGTCGTCCTGTGATGGCTCATAGCCCTCTGGTTCGCTTATGTCGTCTAAGTATTGCTGGTGGTAGTGATTCATAGTTTGTTATCCTCTTTTAGCATTACCCTAATGGCTTCACGACACTGCTTAAGGTCTCTTTCCTTTTCAAGTAATAAAATCATAGCTTCTCGTAATGCTAAATTACGTTCAGCCACGCCGGTTGGTAATGTTATTTCATACCCGTAAGTACCCGATAAATAATTAGTGATTGAAGTTATGTTATCTATTAAAGTCACTGTTTTCATCTCTCTATTCTCCTGCTAAACATTCTATGTTTTTATAATTAGGCCAATCGCCATCTAATACCATTTCGCAATAGTGATCATACTGGTCTGCTTTATCTTTCGCGTCCATTTTTGAAATACCGAGAAATATCACAATAACGCATAAAATAATAATCACTATTGCTGTGGGTGTCTTAATTAGGTCGTCTTGCTTGCTCATAATATTATCTCTCTTGTTAAAGTAAAGCCACTATAAACTACTTTTAGCTTTTAAGTGCTCCGACCAGTTAAACAGTATAAACCTGCGTGCGTTTCTGCGCGTTAGTGCCAGGCTTTACTTTATCAAGCTTGTCTCTTACCTCTTCTAGCGTTAATGTTTCGCGGCCCTTTTCGCCATACGTCTTTGAGCGTTTAATTACTATCAAACAACTACGTGAACGCCAGCCGCCATCGTGCGCGTAAGCGTCAGATGTAGCTAATTGGTTAAATGACTCGATTGTCATGTTCTCATGTTCTTTGCGTACCATGTTGTGGTGTATATGGCCTATGTCAATGTAATGGTATTTAGTCTCACCGAAGTCTTGCCTGTAATCGTGCATCATAACTTGGCCAAGCTTAGGAGGCCGGCATTTGTCTGAATGATGCGACATTACAAAAGTATTACCCATACGGTACGGTATAAATACATTGTCGTTATCTATTATATTAACCCTGCTGATTTTCGCATAAACTACTTTTAAGTGCGCGTTCATCCACATATCATTCTTTCGTGAATGGTTGCCTTGGTTGATAATCACATCCACATATTTAAAATGCGCCAATGCTTTATCAATTAAAAAGTGCATTACTCTAATATACGTTTTAATCATTTTGCTATAGCGGTTGTCACAGTCTAGGCTGTGTCCTGAGTTTTCCGTAGTGCCTGTTAGGTTTTCGTAATGTGTCATATCACCCATGTCTTGAATAACGCATCGCTCATAGCCGCCATTTGACTCTATAAGCGACCACATTGCTGCACATAGTTCGCGCTCCCCAATGTCTAGGTCAAAGTCTTGGCCTACTTCACTAGCATACGCAATCATACCTAAATGACCGTCCCCAATATTAAACCAAGGTATAATGTCGGTATAGTCATCTGCTTTATTGTTTAGCTTTGGGCTTGGTACGTTTTTAATCGGCTTTGACAATGATTCTATTGCGTCACTAAGCGCAGAATAAAGCTGTTCAATGGTTGTGTTAGTCTTTACCCATTCGAGGACCTTGCCAGTAGATTCATCGTCTTTGTTCTTCATTCTTACTAAGGTTGAATAGCCCTTTACTGCATGTTCTTCTGGGTTTTTGTGAAAGCGATTATTATCTGGGTCATAGCCGCTAGCTTTCAATGTCGCTACACGCCTGCAAACTACTCTCAAAGTCAAATCGTATTTTTCTGCAATCTCCCTATTCTTAGCACCGCTTTCCAGTTCTGTGCGTAGTTGCTCATGTGTTATTTTACTAGCTGCCATGTAAACCCCATTGTTTAAAAATTAGTCATTGCTTTTTTAATCATACTTTTATACTTCGGCTAATGCAAAAAAACTGGTTTGTCACTCCAATGGTTATATTTTCAAAAATTACTTTAAAAATGGCAAGGGGCGCAAAGTGGTCAAAGGGCGCAATTTTATATGTATTGCTCAGCTTACCTAAATAACTTTTTATTTTATCTATTTATTTATTTTACTCACCATTTCCAATTTACCCCTTATTTATTCTTTATTGAACCCTTTAGTAAATAAAGATAATAAAAACAAAGGATTAAAAGGGGCGCAATGAGGGGCGCAATGTTTAAAAGGGCGTAATAGATTGAACCCTTTTGTAGTTTTTATGATTTTATGGTTTTTTGATGTTTTCCCCATTTTTCCATAAAACAAAAAAGGGGCGCAAACGATAAACAGTCATTGCACCCCAAATCACCCTTTATTTTTTAAAATGGTTCGTGATAATAGTCCCTCATAATCTCCCTTGCTTGCTCATTATTTAAGTGTTCTGATTTGATCCAAACATAGTGAGACCTACCATCTTCTTTAATTTTTACCCTACGATTGTCTATACTTTCATACCCCATTTCTAACAAAATTGCAGACATTGTGCGCGTCTTCGGTAGTTCCTCACCATCCATTACCATCATGTTATTTAGCTGCGTTATATCAACAATATTATCATTTATGATTTCACAGTTATGTTGTGAAATAGCATCCTCAATAATTAAGCGCTCTGGCGATACTGAAATGTTCATCATTTTCTTACGCGCGTTTGTTTCTGGTGCGCGTCCCTGTGGGGTAAAGTCTTCGCTGATTTTGTGATCCCTTAAAAATCGAGACAAAGCATCAGGCCGTCTTTTTGACTCATCAAATAAGTTTGTAAAATATTTACTAGCACCATCCTCGCCACCTAACTCAG